GACATAGTCGGTCATAAGCTGCTGAAGCTGTTCTGTCTCGGAAAGCTTCTTTTCCTTCTGCTCTTCCGGCTTCTGATCTGCAACTTCCTGCTTGGCAGGATCATCTTTAGTGGGTTCCACCTTGGGATCAGCGGGTTGTTCTTTTACTTCGGGATTTGTTTCTGTAGCCTTGGGATCGATGTTTTCCAGTGCCATTCAATACCTCTTTCTGCGATTAGGGTCTTCTCTGACCATATGTGTGTGCGATTTAGGTCTTCTCTGACCAATTGTTTTTAAAGCTAGATGTGATTAAAGTCTTCTCTGACTTGCCTTACGGCAGATATATGCATGAACAACGGCAGTTGACTATCTCTTCGGGATATTCGCCACCATTGATTACATCTTTGGGATAGAGCATGAGAGCGTTGCCAACTTGAAAGAACTCGTCAATCGGTATCGTTACACCCTCAACCTCTCTGTGGGTATCTCTGACTCGTCTGTCCTGCATGGTCACCCATCTCTTGCGAGTCATGCCCTCTTTTAAGGCGAGGATATAATCCTCATCCTCATACATTGTGTTCGCCTCATTCTCAGCAATGAACGTGGCTCTGTCTTCGGATGTGTAGTACGGATCATCAATGTTGTCATAAGTTGCTCTAATGACTTCATTAGCGAATTGATTGACATAGATGGATGCGAAATCTGTATCGGCAAGATCATCCGGCATTGCCTCGATATAGCCGTCACGCACCATGCTGATTGCTGTGCCTATGACATTCAAAGCATCGAATCCTTGGAGAACGCCTTTCTGTGCCTCGCTTATGAGGAGAAAGACTTCTTCCAAGGTGTTCTGCATCTTCTTCGCCGCTTCAGTGCGTTCTCTCTTCTGAGTCTCTGTGATGGGCATCTCACCGAAGTACTTCTTGTACGGCATAGACCGTCTTTCATCAGATGTCATTCATCACTTACCGAGGTGAGGGCTGTTTCCCTCTTGGTCTGACCGATCCTGCATCGTCCGACTTGAGTTGACCTTCTGCTCGTTACTGGAGTAAGAACCATCTCTGCGCTGTACCCAGGATGCCTGAGGGCTTCCGGCGGTCTGTTGTTTCTGTTTGTCGTAGATAGATGCAAGATAACGCTTAATGTACGGCTGAGAATCGGTGTAGACCTGGTTGGGATCGCCAAAAAGGTTGACCGTCTTAATGGCGTGTTCGGGAGCGATACCATGAGACATCAGAGTTGCAAGACCGTTGACCTTGGTTGTCAGTTCGTAGGTCTTCTGCCTCTGGATGTTCGGCTGCACATCGGAGTATCTCAGCTTGCGGAGAGGACTGTCAGCAGGAAGCTTCTTGCACAGTTTGATGGCAGCAAGGACTACCTTGACTTCGTCCATCATGTACATCTCTTGAAGAGCCTGTTGTTTGTTGGCGGCATTCTCAGCTTCTGCCCATCCAGTAGCACTGTCCATAGCGATACCAGTGGAGCCGCCGCTGTTTTTGTTCCTCTCAGGCACGTTGCACTTCTGTAGGATTAGATTTCTGCGGTACTCGATGTTGGACAGCATACCGGAGTAATCGACATTGCCCTCGATAGCCTTGATGAAGGGCTGTTTACCATCGGCAGTGGTCTCAGTGACGATCCAGTCATTGTCCTTCGGAACGATAACCTTGCCATCCTCGTCAAGAGGGAATGCGATATCGTTAGCCTGATAGATCGCTTGGATAGCCTGTTCCACACCGTCTGTGTAGTTGGACTCAAGCAGATTCAGATCATCCATAGCGGATAACTGTTTCTCAAAACAGCCAGTGCCATCGTGTGATCTCATACAACGGACGATAGGGATGTATCCGAGAGGGTTCAGCTCATCCGAACGGTCTCCGTGGCTCCATCCAAGTTCTGCATTCATGCCTTTGACGATTGTGCTGAGATTCATGACCTCGTAACGCCGTCTAGGTGTGAACGCTGTGTAGAAGACATTGCCAGTCTTGGTGTCGAGACTGTAGGTTACGCCAAGCATCGGTCGCCTGTCGATGTAGTAACTGGAATAGACCATGTAGGTAAAGCGAGGATCAAGAGGACTGATGTGGAAATAGCTGTCTCCCTCATGCCAATCGGTGTTGGGATCGACAAACATATAGCCCCAACCTGTGATCTCGGTGTAACGAGCCATCTGCTGTCTCTTGCTCTTGATGTTCTCTGCCTCGTAGCACTCGTTGAGTAGTGTCAGACCGTCCAGTTCATTGCCTTTGCCGGAATCCTTCTCGCCTCTGCGGACAAATGAGATACCAGTGGGCCAGTTGAATCCAAGTTTGAATTCCGTGATCTCTGAAGCAATGTTGTCGATAACCTTGTTGCAGATGGACTTTCTCACGAACTTCTGACGGTTGAGAATCGGCTGAATGCCGCTGTCATAGTCAAGCAGATACTGGGACATAAGCACGTTTTCCTGGTGCAGTAGGAATGTGTCCTGCAACACTTGGATGATGTTTTCACTCGTGATCTCACGCTCGGCTGTATAGATGTTCCGTCTGCCGAAACGTGGATTTTCGTACCAGTTATAAACCATTCATGCTTTCACCATATCCTTGTTCCGCTTGCTGTTAACCTGACAGGATATTCACCAGTCTTCCGTCTACCAGTAGCTACATGGTACACAACCTTAACGTGGCAAGGTCTGCATACCGTCTCTATGTCAACAGATGTCCGACCGTCAAAGTGGCCTACTCGCTTACCACAGTATGGGCATCTGATAATTTCGGGTTCTCTGTTTTTAGGCATTAAAAAAGACTCCACACAGATGTGCAGAGCCTCTCGCTTTTGTCTACTTCAGCGAGTCTAGCATAACACACCTGTTCATACTGACACAACATGACATTTACTGACATTTACTGACATCTTTGCGAGATTCAGGCGTAAAATGCGTTGTATTTCTCGTCAAAGACCGCCAATGCCCTATCGTGCATCCGATATATCTGCCTCTCAGAGTAGTGCATCATCGATGCGAGGTCCTGAAATGTCATATACTCGACATAGCGATAAAACAGCACATCCGCATAGTCTTGACTGCCTATCTCCTCGATTTGCCGTATGATGATCTCTTTGATCTCGACATACCGCTTAACGTGTTCTTCAGCCTCTCGCTGTGCATCTAGGATCTTGATAGCAGCGTTGCCGACCGTATCTTTATCACCGGAAGACTGGACATACTCCTTGGATGTATCAATGCCGATACTGACCGCCAGTTGACGATATTTATTGACATCAAGTGCCGCTCTATGCGCTTTCCTCTCAAGGATCTCGATTTGGGAGAGGTACTCTTTCGCTCTCATCACTTACCCCACATACCGCCAGTAATGAAATATGCCGGTCTAACACGTTCTTTCTTTTGGATGAACAATGCAAAGTTTGCGAAGCCATCAGGAACATCATCATTCACATTCTTTCCTGCGACCGAGTAAGACAGCAGGAATGACATCATCTTGCCGTAGTCAGATTTCGAACTGTACAGCTCTTTCATCTTGAACAGGCAGTGCTTCTTTACCCAGTCGGAGTTGACGATGATTCTTGTTTCCTTGTTCGTTTCAGTCGGCTTAGTTGTGATGTTGCATCGGCCCTTGGCTTCCTGCACTCGTGTGCCAACTTCAAAGGCTATACGGTCACCACCGGCATTCGACTCGAATTCGCACTGTTGCATATTGTGCTTGAGGATGATGTCCGTCAGGCGGCGGTACTGGATGTTGAAGTCCGCAGTGTTATCGCAGATACAGTCATCGATGTAAAAATCATCTCCATACTGATACGCCACAGGAAGAAACATATAGTCGATACCAGTAGACTTAGTATCGCAGATGCCGAGAATCGCATCAGGTTCCTGCCCAGGAAGAACATCGTATCTACGCAGTTCATCCTCGTGATACAGCAGACCTTCACGCTCGATAGGCTCGTTCTTGTAGAGGCATCGGTATGTGATCTCATCCATGAGCAGTTCTTGGTCTCTAAAGAACTCGACCGTCATGCCGTTGTAGTCGTAGAGGAAGTTGGACTCGCCTGTCTGAGGGTCAATGTCCGGCACGGCGATGAAACGGTATCCAGGCTGTCCGTCATACATCATCTTCAGCCGACCAATGACATCATGCACCGACCATCTTGTGGCTATGTGGATTTCCTTAACATCGGAGTTCAGCTTTCTCTGACGAGCATCGGCAGTGTAGATTCCCCACAACTTGTCCAACTGGTTTTTGTTCATCGCTACCTCGATACCTGGAATCAGGTCATCGCAGAGTAGATAGCGATTGGCACGTACCTTACCGGCATTTCCTGCACCGATAGATGTGCATTGCAAGTTGGCGAACGGTCTGTAATTGTTGATGAGGATTTCTTGCTTCTTGGCGTTCGTCTTGTAGAGGTGAGCCTCAGGAAAGATCTGTTGCCAGTTGTAATCGGGATTGGCAAGGATATCCAACACTCCTCGGTAGAACATATCCGTGATGTCTGCCGAGTGGCTGAAGAACAGATTGTAGTCTCTAGGGTGTCTTCCCATGACCCAAGAGACGAAGAACTTTTCGAGGGTCGTGTTGTGGGTGAGGATGTAATCGTCAGTGACGAACAGGTGCGACCAATGGTCAACATAGATGCACTGGCACTCTGTGTCCCTTGTGTACTCAACACTCACGATCTTGTTCTCGAAGTACCCTTCCTGCATTGGGATGTAGGCCGCATATCCTTTACGCATCATGTCACAGATACGTTCAAGGCTAGTGACCGTCTCACCGTTACAGCTGTCATCCTTGACGAGTTGGACAGACCACAGATGGTTCATAGTGCATTCACACGATGCTCCGTTGTCGAGCGTGACTCTGTATACCGGTTTGACACCTTGTGGGAATACGCCCAAGATCCTAGCAACATCTCCGTGCCGAGATATGACTTCATCTCCCTCTCTGACATCTCCCATCAGCTTCCAACCGTTCGGTGTAAGAACGTGTGCATCAAGTGGGAGAGCTTTACCACTGCCGGGACAAAGTGAGATAGAAAGCAGTTTCAACTTGTCATCTTCAAGGTCTTGCATTGCCTTGATAATGCCCATCTTGTTGAACGCTCTCATGCGTGGCTCGTAGAAGCGGTCTTCTGGATTCCTGTCCTTTTCCAGGTACAGCATATATGACGAGAAGAGGTACGGTGCTTCGTAGAGGAATACCCTGTCGAGCAATGCTCCGAACTTGTCATCGCCGGTCGATATATGACAGTCCATGATCCAAGGCTTCAGCCGCCTCGTAATCCCAAGCCAGTAGTCCTTGTCGAAAGTCAGACGGTACTTCTGTCTCTCAATGAGGCACACATCGAAGAGGTCGCTCAGAGACTGATAGTCAGGACCGTTCTGCTCGATATAGGCTATGACTTGTTGGGCTACTCGCCTGTTCTGTTCGTCTGATTGAATAGTCGGTGTTTTCTGTCTTCTCGGCATTCAGCAAAATAAAAAAGAGTGCAGTATCCCCAGTTACGGTGGTACTACACTCAGTACGCCCCTACCCACACATTGGGTAGGTCATATCTATGTCAATGCCGTTTCTCCGGCATAAATGTTACAGCTCTACGGAAAGCATATCGCTCTCACTCAGATATATCCTCTGAATCCCCCATCTTTCCGCTACGTCATGCTCGACTTGGCATCCTTCGGATAAAGGCCATCCTGGTACGAATGCTACGACATCGGCATCTGCCATCCTCTTGATAGCTTCTCCAAGACCCTCAAGGCCTTCATTTTTGCCCTTAGAATCGATTTTAGCTGCGCAGTCGAGGAAAGTTACATCCATACCCTTAAAATCCTCTCTGAGGGCGATTTTCGCAGAATTAAGGGTATTCTGGATATCTTCTGCACTGTGACCGTGCATTGGCAGGCTTATAAAGACCTTCATCGTGCTGTCTTCTTGACCTCGATGACCTTCACTTTGGTCGTTCCATCTCTTCGGATCTCGACATCACTGCCCTTCCGCAGGATCCTTGCTATCGTTTCGGCCTTTGAGGCTATATCGTCAACAAGATGCTTGGTTATGTTATCCATTCATGGCTATATCTCCTCTTGCAATAAATGACTCGGCAGGACTTGAACCCACTTCCGGTGATTGCTGCAGCGTTCCGTGTTTTTCCCGTTAAACTACGAGTCATTCCCCCATCTGGGCCATGAGGGAATTGATTGACAGGGTTTTCTGTCTCCTGTCCGACTTTCGGCACACAATGCAATCCTTGTCGAGCTGTTGTGGCTGTATAGACACTTGGCGTATACAGCTTCACGGATTGTCTTCCTCGCCGTCAGTGTACCTTGCCATGTCAGGCATATGGTGACGCAATGATGGGATGTTTTCTGTCGCCCATCCGACCTTCCGGCCCTAGTCCGGCATTACAGCCCAACCTGGTACGCTATGGGTCTGAAGCGTGTTGGGGAAGCCGCCAGTAGGAATTGAACCCACAACCCTCTGCTTACAAGGCAGATGCACTACCAGTTGTGCTATGACGGC